TTAGTGCTATATCTAATTCAACAGGTCGTAGCTGGCTTGGTGATAACTATGACCCTGTCCTTCTATATGGTGCTATGCGTGAAGCCATGATCTTTATGAAGGGCGAAGCCGATATGGTTAAGTACTACGAAGAAAAATACCAAGAAGCTATGCAACAGCTTAACCGTCTTGGTACTGGTCTGGAGCGTGGTGATGCATATCGTAACGGTCAGGCTCGTATTATGGTGAAACAATAATGCCTATAGTTCAATCTGCCTGTAATGTATTCCAGCAAAATTTACTCAATGGTAATGAAAACTTTACCAGTGGTAATTACTATATTGCTCTTTATAACGCAAACGCAAACTTAGATGCCACGACAGCTTCCTACACGACAGTAAATGAAGTTACTGGCACAGGTTATACGGCTGGAGGTCAGCCTTTGGTAATTTCTACGGCTCCAACAATCAACCAGCAATACAACACTACTTATGTATCTTTTGCTAATGCTGTTTGGAGTCCTGCGGCATTTACTTGTAGAGGTGCGTTGGTCTACAATTACACTACAAAAGCAGCTTGTTTTGTTTTGAATTTTGGGTCTGATAAGACTTGTAATAGTAGCTTTACCGTTCAATTTCCAGCAGCGACCAGTACGTCTGCTATTTTAACTGTTAGTAGCTATACGGCTGCTAATGTAATAAGTTCTGGCGATTAAGGAGCCTTTATGCATAAAGAATTAGGAAGCTGTGGCGATAGCGCTGTAGCAACATTACAAGCCAACGTAACTATTCCAGAAGGAATGACACAAGAAGGTAGTTTTTACGTTGAGTGTCGTGATAAAGACGGTAACCTCAAATGGACTGATGGCTTTCCAAACTTAGTTGTCGCTGTTGGTAAACAGTTGATGCTTGATACTTTGCTCAAAGGTTCAGCGTATACAGTAACAGGTCCATATCTTGGATTAACTAATGCTTCTTTAACACCAGCTGCAACAGACACAATGACTACTTTGGTTGGTGGCGGTAAAGAGTTTACTGCCTATACTGTTGGTGGCTCCGCAGTTCGTGGCACAGCGGTATTTGCCTCTTCTACATCTACTGGGTCAACTCCATCTAACGTAACTTCTTCTACTGCTACGGGTATTACTTACACTATTACTGGCTCTGGAGGTACAGTTTATGGTTGTTTCTTAGTATTGGGTTCTGGCGCAGTAAGTACCCAAAGTAATACAAGCGGTACTTTATATTCTGAAGGAAACTTTTCAGTTGCAAAAACAACAACGGCTGGTGATACGGTTACTGTAACTTATTCCACAACTGCTACAAGTTAAGGAGTCTTAAATGGCTCTAGTCGTTTATGACCGTGTCCAAGAGACTACGGCTACCACAGGAACAGGGTCAATAACCCTAGGCGGAGCCGTATCTGGATTTCAATCTTTTGCTGTTGTAGGTAACGGAAATACTACCTTCTACTGTATAGTTAACGGCTCTACATGGGAAGTAGGTATTGGTACATACTCAACTACTGGCCCTACATTAGCTAGAACTACTGTTCTTTCTAACTCATCTGGAAATACATCGCCAATTACACTATCTGGTTCGTCTAACGTATTTGTTACTTACCCATCTGAAAAATCTGTAAACCTTGACGCCTCTGGAAACGTTAGTGCTTTGGGTACTATTTCTTCTGGTACTTGGCAAGGTACTTTAATTAGTCCTACATATGGCGGTACAGGTGTTACTTCTTCTAGCGGAGCAAACTCAGTTGTATTGCGTGATGCTAATGCAAACGTAACTGCAAATAGCTTTACACCCGGTTGGACATCAACTGCAACTGCTGCTGGTACTACTACATTAACTGTAGCTTCTACTTATTACCAAAGATTTACTGGTACAACAACTCAGACTGCTGTACTACCAGCTGCTAATACAGTAGCCTTAGGTCAAGGTTATATTATTGATAACGACTCAACAGGTAACTTAACACTACAAGACGGTACACCTACAACTTTATTAACCATAGTACCCGGTATGGCAGGATTTATATTTTGCGAAAACAACGGGTCAGTTGCAGGTAGCTGGTCAGGTTATCAGTTTGTTCCGGGTACTGGTCCATCCGGTGCGGTTACTTGGGGTACTGCTGGCTTAGTAATGGGTGGTGGAACTATATCTAGTGCTACTTGGAACGGATCTACAGTTGGTGTTGCCTATGGCGGTACAGGCTTAACTTCATTTACCTCTGGTGGCGCAGTTTATGCAACATCTACTTCAGCTTTAACTACTGGTACGCTACCAATTGCTTCTGGTGGTACAAATTCTACTGCTACTCCTACGGCTGGTGGCGCTGGGTATGGAACAGGTACAGCCCATGCTTATACAGCAGCGGGTACGTCTGGTAATGCTCTTATTTCTGCTGGTGCTGGTGCTCCAGCTTTTGGTGCTTTGGCTATCGGTACAGCTAACGTAAACGTATCTGGTGCTTTAACTCCAACTAATGGCGGCACAGGTGTAGCTACACTTACAGGTGTTGCATATGGCAACGGAACATCATCTTTTACAGCGGCAACCTCTGCTCAGTTAACAACGGCTATGGGAGTAGCTAGTACCAGTACAAACGGATACTTGTCTTCTACTGATTGGAATACATTTAACGGTAAAGCACCAGGAGTTACATTTACAAGCACTTATGTTCCTTATGGTCAAGGCACAACAACCTTAAACCAAGCGTCAAATTTTACGTTTGATGGAACAACACAGTCTGCTCCAGTTCAAAAAGCAAGCCAAGGTTTCTTTGTCAATACAAATACTAATACATCATCCTATTCTCTTGCTTCTGGTTCTAATATGATGAGTGCTGGTCCATTTACAGTAGCTACAGGTACTACAGTCACCATTGCTACTGGTTCTCGCTGGGTGGTCGTGTAATGTTTGGAATTACAACATTTGCCCAGTCTCCATTTGCTGCTTTAGGCAACAACGCTTATGCTTTTACAATAGCTGAAAATTTTACTTCTGGGGATTTAAGTACACAGTTATCTACTTTTTTAGAAGCCCTTACAGAAGCTATAACGTCAGCAGATTCTAATACCCAGCTTTCTACGTTTTTAGAATCTATAACTGAGTCAATGTCCCAGATTTTGGATGTTCAAAGTGAGCAAGATAACTTTTTTGAAGGAATAGTAGAAGCCCTAACTCAAGCGGATTCTGAATCTATTTCTGCGCAATTTAAGTCTAGCATTACTGAGCCTATGATTATGGCTGAACTGCAATCTATTATTTCTGTGTTTTTTGAAGCTATTACAGAAAATTTTGGTGTATTAGATTCTAATACGCAAAGTTCAGCTTTTTTAGAAGCCTTAGTAGAAAATGTAACGCTTTTGGATAATTTAACTATACAAGCCGCTTTTTTAGAAGCTATTACTGAAAACTTTTATATGCTAGATTTGTTGGTTCAGCGTGGTTGGATAAAAATTAATGACAACGGTTCTGCTACATGGAATAATATTAATAATAGTGGCGGTGGCTCGTGGTCTCAAGTTAATAACGCTCAAAGCGCTGGCTGGTCACAAATTAATAATTTCCAAGGATAAATCATGCCATCACAATATACCCCCAGTTTAGAAATACAGCAAATGGGTAATGGAGAGGATTCCAATACTTGGGGAACTATTACTAATAATAACTGGCAGTACATGGAATATGCGGTTGCTGGAGTAGTTAATATTGCTATGTCCAATGCAAACCGCACATTGAATACTACCAATGGTTCTTCAAACGAATCTCGATACATGGTACTTAATGTTACGGGATCAAACTCAGCAGTCTATCAAGTAATTGCGCCATTACAGCCTAAGTTTTACATCATTAGCAATAATACTTCTGGTGGATACGCAATTCAAATTGCTGCTACTGGCGGTTCAACCGTTGTTACTATCCCCAGTGGGGCTACAGCGCAAGTATATTGTGATGGGTCTACTGGCTTTTTCTCTGCCCAGACTGGCTCTGCTGGCAACTTTTTGGTTAACGGTAATTTAACGGTTACGGGTTCTTCTACTGAAACTGGAAACTTATCTGCTGCGGGGGCTTTATCTGCTTATACAGCGGCTACGAGCACAGCATCATCCATATCAGGAACAACCCTAACGATTGGTGGTACGCTGACAGGCACATTCTTTGTCGGTCAAATTATTTCTGGTACAGGCGTTACTTCTGGCACTACTATTACTGCTCTTGGTTCTGGTACAGGTGGAGCTGGTACATATACAGTTAGTGTTTCCCAAACTGTTTCCTCTACGGCAATCAACGGTGCGGTTGGTGTTTCTTTAAATAATCCTTATATTCCAGGTCCTTTATCTGTTGGTGGTAATGCATCTATTACAGGAACACTTTCAGTTACTGGAACCTCAACCCTAGGCGGTAATACCGCCATTACAGGTACTCTTTCAACTACTGGGGATGGTACTTTTAGTGGCACTGGTCAAGTAAAACTGCCTGTAGGAACTACAGCCCAACGGTCAGCATTACCTTTAGCTGGCATGATTCGCTATAACTCCACAACAGGGTTTTATGAATCTTATAGTACTGTGGCTGGACAGACTATATCAAGTATTACTTATATCACTACAACGGCTACATTAACTACAAGCACTGCACATGGACTTACTACTGGCAACGTAGTTACTATTACTGGCGCTACCCCTGCAGCTTATAACGGCACATTTGTTATTACGGTAACTGGAACTACCACATTTACTTACACGATGGCTTCTAACCCAGGCGCAAATGCTACTGTTGTAGGTAGTTATGTAAGCGGTTCTTGGGGACAAATTGGTGGTGTAACAGGGCTTGTAGCTGGTGGGGTAGTATATGAAAATGGACAAACTATATCAAGTAACTATACAATGACTACAGGAAACAACGGTGTTACAGCAGGTCCAGTAACAGTAAATACAGGTATAGTAGTTACAATTCCAACTGGCTCACGCTGGGTAATCGTTTAAGGAAAAATTATGGCTGGCACAATAGTCGCAAATACATTAAATACTGATACTGGTATATACAGTACAAACAACGCCTATAACGGTATTGCTAAAGCATGGGTAACTTGGAATGGTTCTGCAGGTTCAGGTTCAGTTAGTAAATCATTTAATGTTAGCTCAATTACTTATTCCTCTACTGGTCAATGGGTAATTAACTTTACAACAGCAATGTCAGATGCTAATTATTCAATGGCTGCTGCGGCTGGTCGTGGCCCTACATATCCAAACTCAGGCGGTATTTTTGTAAGTTATAACTGGGATGGAACTAACGGAACTGCTCCAACGACAACATCTTGTGCAGTTAATACAGTGCGGGGAACATACAACGGTAGTGATGGTTCTTACTACAACCCATACATTATTGCTTGTGTGTTTTTTGATTAAAGGATAAATCATGGCAGGAACAATAGTCGCAGATACTTTACAAGATGGTGCTGGTAATAGCACTGCAATGGATAATGCCATTTATGGTAGCGCAAAGGCTTGGGTAAGTTTTACTGGAACAACTGGCGTAATTAGAGCCTCATACAATGTAAGTTCAATTACAAGAAATGCAGCTGGTAATTACAACATCAATTTTACTAACGCATTATCAGATGCTAATTATTCTGCTATCGGAATGTCGCAAGGTCAAAGTTCTTATCTAGCTGGAACTTGGATTGCAAACGGTACAACACCAACAGCATCAACATTTAATATATATACAGGGTCATACGCAACTCAGCCGTATGATGGAATAATTGTAAATATTGCAGTATTTAGATAATCAAAGGAAAGATAAAATGTCACAAGTAATCATTCATTCAAACGCCAACGGTGGCGTATCCGTAACAGTCCCAACTGGTGAAATCTCTGTACAAGAAGTATTGGCAAAAGACTGCCCTGCTGGTGCAATCATTGTTGATGATTCAGTTCTTCCAACTGGCGCAGATGCTCAATTCTTTGATGCTTGGGAATTGTCAGGCTCTACAATAACAGTAAACCTTGAAAAAGCCCGTGCAATCAAATTAGCCCAATACAATGCTGCTGCGGTTCAAGAAGCCCAAAAGCGACAACTCAATACTTTGGCTGGTATTGCTAACGAAGTAGCTGATGCAGACTTTACTGCTAAGTTACAAGCTGACCGTGCTGCTATTGCTGCTGCTACAACTACTGCCCAATTAGTGGCTATTTAAGGATAGATTATGTCTTTAGTTCTTGACGGGTCAAATGGCGTAACTCTTCCTTCATCTAGTAGCATTATTTTTGGAAATTCTAGTTCACAAGCACAAGCCGCTGGTTTAGGAACAAATAGTCAAACTTGGCAAAATTTAACATCTAGTCGTGCTTTAGGAACAACTTATACTAATAGTACTGGTTATCCAATAATGGTTTGTGTTTGTGCGGGAACAAGTGGTTCTGGTGGAAATCATTATTTAAATGCTTATATAAATAGTTCTTTAATTACATATCAAGTAATTTATGCGGCAGGAAACTCTACTTGTGAATTAAGTATTATTGTGCCAAACGGAGCAACATATTCTTTTGATACGACAAATAGTAGTGCTACAACTACTCTTTCGATTTGGGGAGAATTAAGATAATGAATCACTACATTACACCCGATAATAAAAAATGGGGATTTGATGAAACTCAAATTCATTTAATACCTAAAGATGCAGTATTAATTCCCATTAATTTTACAATGGAACAAATACCTTATATTGAGCTTATTGATAATGTTCCTACATTTAATCAAGCAAAATATGATGCTGACAAAAATGCCGAGGCACAAGCAGAACAAGCCGCTGAAACTGCAAAGGCTTCTGCATTAGCTAAATTAACTGCGCTTGGTTTAACTGCTGATGAAGTAAAAGCATTGATTGGGTAAAACCCATGAATGAAATCCTAACCCAACTTCTTACTGGTAAGGATAATAAAACCCATGATATTGGTCGTTGGACTTGGTTGATTGGTTTTATTGCCATTATCTGTATTGCAGTTTATGAAGTGATGCAAGCACATCAGATTAGCCTTACTGAACTTGCCGAAGCGCTTGGCCTTGTTTCTGGGGCTGGCGGTGCTAGTGTAATGATGAAGCAAAACTCGGAGCCGCAGTGAACTTTACATATGTCAAAATTGGTCTGGCTATTGCTCTTGTACTCGGCATTTTTGGTTCTGGGTATAGGATGGGTTATTCACGATACTTGGAATACAAGGCAAGCGTTGAAGCCATTGCCAAAGCGCAAGAAGCCCACAACCAAGCAGTCGAACAACAACACCAACTAGTTAATGAAGGAATCAAAAATGAATACGAAGGTAAGCTTGCTGCTCTGCGCAATTATTATGGCAGGATGCAGCTCAACCCCAGTAGCAGTCCAATGTCCGGCATTTCCCCAGCCCCCAAAGGAACTGATGCAGAAACCGCCTACCCAATACTTGCTGGACAATGCGCTGAAACAACCCTCCAAGTAAATCTATGGCAAGAATGGGCTACAGAAAACGGATTAATTAAATGAATAAAGAACAATTAAGTGCCTACGTTACCCTCATGGCTTGTGCCACTCTTACTCTTATCCTTCTTAGTATGGTTGGGGTTTTGCTTGTGGGTTTATTCAACCCCATCGTAGATAATACAAAGATTTTTGAGGCCATTACACCAGCGTTTCAAACTATTGTTGGTGGCTTTATTGGCTTAATTACTGGGATTAAGATTGGTTCAGATGAATAGCTCACAACTGCAAGCCCTTGGTATTGACCAAAAATGGTTAGACCTGCTAAATGAGACTTTTCAAAAGTACGATATTTCTACCCCTGCACGGCAGGCTTTCTTTATAGGGCAGTGTGCTCATGAGTCTAATAATTTTAGAGTATTGGAAGAAAACCTTAATTACTCCGCTCCTCGACTTATGGCTGTTTGGCCCAGTAGATTTCCTAGTCTCGATGTGGCTAGCCAGTATGCAAACAACCCCGAAAAACTAGCTAACAAAATATATTCTGGGCGCATGGGTAATGGCGATGAAGAATCTGGTGAGGGTTACGCCTACAGAGGAAGAGGTCTTATACAAATGACTGGGAAGGAAGCGTATGCAAACTGCGGATCTGGTCTGGGTATGGATCTTGTTGGGAATCCTAATTGGTTGGTTGATCCTAAATATGCGGCTTTAAGTGCTGGTTGGTTTTGGAACAAAAAAGGTCTAAACAGCTTGGCAGACGTGCAAGATTACGAGACAATGACTAAAAGAATTAATGGGGGCTTAAATGGTTTAGATGACCGCAAAGCCAAAATTGCAAAAGCACTATCCGTATTAGGGTAATCCCATATGCCATTACAGAAATTACAGTTTCGTCCTGGTCTTAACCGTGAAGGTACTATATATAGCAATGAAGGCGGTTGGTATGATGCGGATAAAATTCGTTTTCGTTCTGGTTTGCCCGAAAAAATTGGTGGCTGGACTCAAGTAGCTTCTGGTCAATATAACGGTGTCTGTCGTTCTATTTGGGTATGGTCCGATACTGGAGTAGGTGGTAGTAACTTATTTACTGGTGTTGGTACAAATACTAAATACTATATTTACAACGGTGGTGCTTATTATGACATTACCCCTATATACCAAACCGATACTTTAACTAACCCATTTACAACTTCTTATCCTACTAACCCATATACAGTTACTGTAACTGATGCTACTTATAATCCTAGTATAGGTGATTTTGTTACTTTCTCTGGCGCTTCTGCTGTTGGTGGTATTACTATATCAGGTGACTATCAAGTACAGTCTGTACCAAGTTCAACTACATATACAATTACTTCGGCTACTGCAGCAACTTCGTCTGCAACGGGTGGTGGTACAGTAACGGCAGCTTACGAATATCCTAGTGGTCTTTCTTACTATAACTCTGGTAATGGTTGGGGTGCTGGTCCTTGGGGTGTCGGTACTTGGGGTACCCCTTATACTGGTACAGGTATTGGTCAACAACTTCGCCTTTGGACTAATGATAATTTTGGTTCTGACCTTGTTTACGCACCCCGTGGCGGTCCTATTTTTTATTGGCAAGATAGCAATGGTGTAAGTACTAGAGGACAGTATTTAAGCTCTTTAGCTAATGCAACAACAGCTATTACAGACGCTTCAACATTTAGTTCTGGAGTTGCAAGCATTACGGTAACATCAACTAATGCACCCTATATTTATCCTTTTATGGTTATTACTGGTACAGGTATTCCTGCAGGTACTCAGGTAGCGGCATCCTATATTACTGGGGCAACCACTGTTCCTATTACAAAAACAACTACTTTAGCCAGTTCAGGAAACTATAATTTTTCTTATTCTGGTGGATATATACCAACTTCTACATACCAAGTAATTTCTTCAGAAGTACAAGAATTTGTAATTGTTTTTGGCGCTAATGCGTATACTCCTGGCGCACCTACTGCTACACTGAATGGTGAGCTAGTAAGTAATTCACCTTTTAATTCTATGTTAGTTCGTTGGTCAGATCAAGCCAATCAATATCAGTGGGTTCCACAATTAACTAATCAGTCTGGTGAATATACACTTGCTAATGGTTCATTCATTATGGGTGCTCGTTCAACTCGCCAAGAGATTTTAGTTTGGACCGATTCGGCTATCTATTCAATGCAATACATTGGCGCTCCATATGTTTGGGGTTTCCAGTTACTGATGGATAACACTTCTATTATGTCTCCCAACGCTATGATTACGGTCAATAACGTGACTTATTGGATGGGTGTAGATCGTTTTTATATGTATAACGGTACAGTACAAACCCTACCTTGCACATTAAGACAATACCTTTATGGTGATATTAATCAAAATCAATCCTACCAAGTATTTGCTGGTGCAAATGAAGGCTTTAATGAAGTCTGGTGGTTTTATGTAAGTAACTCTAGTGGTGGTAATCAAGTTGATAAATACATTGTTTACAACTACCTAGATAACTGCTGGTATTACGGTACTATGGCTCGGTCTGCTTGGTTCCAAAGCGGAGGACAATTTCCTATTGCTGCTGACTATAATAGTCGATTGCTTTACCATGAAGTAGGTAATGATGATGGGTCAATTAATCCAGGATCTCCTAGCGCTATAACGGCTTATATTCAATCTTCCGATTTTGATATTGGTGATGGTCAAAGTTTTGGGTTTGTTTGGAGATTATTACCTGACGTAAACTTCAATACTTCTACCTGTAATAATCCATCGGTAACCATGCAGGTTAAGCCCCGCCAAAACTCCGGTACTTTATATGGCACTGCAGATAATCCAACGGTAGTAAGCGGAGATAACTTTAGTACTGTCCCTGCTTATACAGTAAATCAGTTTACAGGACAGGTTTATACCCGTGCTAGAGGTCGTCAGATGGCATTTAAAATTCAGTCTACTGGTGTTGGTACTGCTTGGCAGTTAGGCGCACCCCGTGTAGATATTAGACCTGATGGCAGAAGGTAAATGTTCCATCTGTTCTAATGGTGATATAATGATAGCTCTACAACAAGGAGATCATTATGAAATTAGTAGACCGTACAGGACAGAGGTTTGGAAAATTGGTGGTTGTGGCACAAGATGGTAGAACGGCTAGTAAAAAAGTATTATGGAAATGTATCTGTGATTGTGGAAATGAAACAAAAACAGATTCTGGTAGTTTGGTAACAGGAAATACAACATCGTGTGGTTGCGCTTTAAAAGAAGCTATTACTAAACATGGTGGGTGGAATAAAAGTTCTTACAATACATGGCGAGCAATGATTAGAAGATGTACAAACCCTAAAGACAAAGATTACCCAAGATACGGTAATAAAGGGATAACTGTTTGCTCAGAATGGACGGATTACGCTACTTTTGCAAAAGATATGGGCGAGCCAGTTGGTGACGAAACTCTTGACCGTATTAATGTTTATGGGAATTATGAGCCTAATAATTGTCGTTGGGCTGGAATTAAAACTCAAAATAGAAATGTTCGTGTTCGACCTGATAGCACAACAGGCATTACTGGCGTTTCTAAAACAGGATCTGGTAAATTTATGGCTAAAGTTTCTATTGGTAAAAAAGCTTACTATTCAAAGGTGTATTTAACCTTAGAAGAAGCCGCAGCAGCCCGTAAAGAGCTAGAGCGTATACATTGGGCAGGTGACCTATGACTCTGCCAACCTATCTTAACTATAACGGCACTCCATTAAATCCAGCGCCACCAAACTTACAAAACGCTCCACAAAGCTATAGTGTTGAGTTTGAAAATCGTTTATTAAATCAATTACGTCTGTACTTTAACCAGCTAAATAACTATACCCAAGCTACTGCTACACCAGACTACGGCACTACTGCAAACCGCCCAGTCAATAAGTTACAAATAGGTCAAATGTACTTTGATACTACTCTTGGATACCCTATTTGGTGGAATGGAAAAAATTGGGTAAATGCTAGTGGAACGGTGGTTTAAATGTTAAACTTAACTCCAAATAACTCAATAGGTCGATTATGAGTCTACCCCTGATTGCCAAGCATTTAGCAGAACATGGTCGTGGTGAAGATACCCATTTAGTACATATGACTACGGGTGAGCTTAATGCCATGCAAAAAATGGCACAACAGCATGGTGGATCACTGACTATTAACCCGCATACGGGTTTACCCGAAGCAGGTTTTTTAAGCGCAATTCTTCCAGCTGCAGCAGGTATTGCAACTGCAGCATTTGCTCCTGAATTACTGCCCTTGGTAGCTGGCGGTATTGGCATTGCAGACTATGCGATGACTGGTAGTTTAACCCAGGGTTTAATGGCTGGATTGGGTGCGTGGGGTGCTGGTAGCTTAACAGGCGGCCTTGAAGCAGCTGGCACAGAAGCTTTAACTCAAGCTGGTGGAGATGTAGGAAATGCTGCTTTTGATGCGGCTCAGAATGAGGTTGCTACACAATTCCCTACTGCTTCTACAGAAAGTGTTAACCAAGTTGCTGCCCAGCAAGCTATTAATCCTACAAATTTCCCCAATCTTTCTCCTGAACAATTGCAACAAATGCAAGGTTCTGTTTTAAATGCGGCTAATCCATCAGAAGTAGTTAATGCAGCTGGTCAGGGTAATGCTTCATTGGCAAGCAATGTTACCAATCCAACTGGTTTGCAAAATTTGTCTAATGCTGGCAGAGGATTAAGCAGTATTGGTTCTGTTGTTTCATCAATGCCAGGGGCTACTATGGCTGCTGCAGCACCAATTTTATCTGGTGCTGGCAATTTATTTAAACAGCCTACTATTCCT